CATCTCTTGATAATCTTAATACAACACCTCTAGCTTTATCTGTAAAATAAGATCTATAAGCATAAGAAACAAATGATTCAGGATTTTTACTTATACCATACTCACCAACATAAGGTACCGCCTGGCCTAGTACGTTTGTACTTGCTATAAGCTGTGGGTTACCATCTGCATTAAATATAGCATCTTTATTAGCAACTATGTTTATTATTTTATCTTCATTACAAGATATTAAGTTACTGTCTCTTGCTTCTAGTTTTTGTATTGATCCATACTCTGGATTTAAGTCTTTTGTTATTTTATCTGCTATTAAAAATTGATTAGTTTCGTTTACACCGTCTTTATTAACATATATACCTGAATATATTAAGCTTGCTTTCTTGTGTTCTTCAACAACATCTCTTTCAAGTACTGTAGAAACCTTTGGTCCTTTGTCAATAAACACCTGGTTAAAGTCATCTCTTATTCTATTTGATTCAATACCATTACCAAATGTAAAGCAATTAAACCATGATAATATATCACTACCAACGTGACCACCGTTTTCTACGTTAATAACTGTTTTACCACCAGCGTTTTCTGTAGCGTCTGCACTAACTCTTCCGCTTGTTACAATGTCTGTTTCAAAACCATTAGCATCAACAAACGTTTTTGTTTCATTGTTTACTATACCAGTTACTATACGATCAAGTGTTATTTTTCTATCTGTTACATCTACATTTGTTACTACAGCATCAGTTCCTTTTAACGTGCTACCTATTTTAACTATACCTATTGCATCAGATATTTCATGATACAAATCTAAGTCTGCTAGCTCTGCAGGCTCTGTTTCAAACACAGCTGGCGTAACAGCTAGTACTTCATTACCAGTTATTGGTTGTTCTTCTTTTTTTACTATTCTAATTCTAGTTGCTGGCTTATCACTACCAGTTCCATCAAGAAATATAGATTCTTCTTGATAGGGCTCTTCAGTTGTGTCTAGTAATTTTATTTCCCATATTCTAGTAAAATAATTTTCAAGTGTTCCTATACTATCTTTATCCCAAAAATCTTTAAAATCCCCATCTGTACCCAACACTATTTCATATATTTCACTTGTCACACCGTCTTCAGTAGCAAATTGTATTTTAGTTCCAGGTTTTAAGTTTCTAAAACCTTGATAATCTTCTGGTAGATTAAGCATGTAGTTGGTTATAGCTTGTAGCACGTCGCCGTTATCACTAGCTGAGGTTATTTGTGTACCACTAGATGTTCTTAGTTGTCCTAAGCCACAAAACGTTACACCAAAATAAGCATTGTTAGTAACCGGATGCGTATGTTTTTTACTACTTGATAAATTTATAGGATGGGTTGTTATATCATACGGTTTGTTAGAAGTAAAAGTTTCTCTATCGTTACCAACGTTTAATTGCCATGTTATTTTTGGCGTAACTTGATATGGAATATTTCCTGCTACGAGTTCTAGAATTTTCTCAGATTCTGTTTCTGGTAATGTTTGATGTACTTTATATTGAGACTGTACTGCTTGTGGTATTTTTATATTTTCTACTATTTCATTACTATCTTCAACCTTAACAAAAAACTTACCACTAAGTTCTGGGCCTCTTCCTTTTTGTAGTTCAAATATTTCTATTGTTGGCGTTGTAACAGTTTCAAGCCAGTTATCACTTTCAACTATAGCTTCAGCAAACGTTAACGTGTATGTGTTGTCTGAAGTGAGTCGGTTAATTCTGCCAATTTCATAATATTTTGATACTTTATCGTTATTTCCATCAGTAATCCTAAATATTCTTCTTAAAGGGGTTCCAAGAGCTTCATCTAACTGTTCACTGTTAGTAGGTCCTTTAAAGGTAAACGTAGATTTACCAACCGTAGCTGTTATATTTGTTACAGTGTCTTCAGTGTGTATCTTTACTCTTTCAAACTCCACATAAGGTGGTGGTTCTAATGCTATGTCTAATATCTTTAATTTAACATTATCTTCAACAACTTGCTCAAGTTCATGTTTCTTTTTTAACTCTATAAAATCTCCTATCTTAACTTTGTTAACTTCTGCTGAAGGAAAACTTAACCATATATTACCATCTTCAGCTGTATAAAAATTACTTAACACTAAGTTATAATATTCACTAGCACCTTCTTTTAAAAACCATTTATAATGCGTTGCCCAGTCAGGTGCATCACTTTCTATGTTACCAACAAGTTTATTTTTAAGTGCTGAGTTTTTCTTTTCAATGAAAGTTGAAGCGTCTTTATCTGTAAATACAGGTGACTGTCTTCCATATTTATCTTGATACACAACGCCAAGCTGATAATTTCTTTGTGACTTAACAGATGGTATACCTATATTTTTTTTATCGTATTGTATTGTAATAGTTCCAGATGTAGGCATCGCGTCAGTAAAATACAAAAACGTTTCTGTTGCTGTGGTAGTTATGTTTCTAGGAAATTGGTCAAAAGGTAATTCGTCACCGTCAGAGTCGATAACTGTTACATCTTGACCCTGTATTGGAAACTCTGAAAATTTATTTGGTGATAAAGTTAATTTACGAGTACCATTAACGTATGTAAAATCTTCTGACTCAATTATATCTGTTGATGCTTGATCAGCAATTATTATAGGATCATTTGTTTTATACCCTTCTTTGTAATTACCATACACAATTCTATTACCTATTAACTCTTGAGCTTTTGCTTTTTTAGGTACAGTATCAAACGGCCTTGTTAATTGGTTTGATTCAACTAATGATTTTAATATTTCTCTTTTTAACTTATACGTGTTTTCGTTATTTTTTAACGTTGTAACTATTCTTACATTATTACTGTTAGATTCTTTATATAAAATATCTACCGACTTAACGCCTTTTGGAAAAGCACCGTCAACTATATCAGGCAGAGTTATTTCTAACTCTCTTAATCTATTTTCCATACCTAAATTTGTTCCTGTGCTAGGTCTATAATCATATAAGCCTGCTACAAAAGCTACATCTGAAAATGGCGAAAAACAAGAATACTCACCATCATTATATTTATATCTATATGCAAATCTAGGAAATTTAAGTTTATATAAAGCATCATCTTCTTCTAAGAAACATGTATACGATTCGCTACCTGGTGATATTCTATCATCAATAGATATTATTCTTAATGAAACTGATACGTCATTAGCTCCACCTCTTATATCTGTTACTGTTGCTCTTATAATTAAATCAACCTTTCTATTACCAACAGTTTCAACTCTTTTAATTCTTATTATACTACCTCTTGTCCACGCTGTAGGAAATATTTGAACAGTTATAATTTCGGTGTCACCAGCTTTAGATAAAACTGAGCCTGAGCTAAAATCATGAGTAGTGTCGAGTGGGTTTGTTTCTATACCTATTTTACCTGACTGAAACGTAGCTGATTTATTGAGTGTTGGTGCTTTTAATGGTGATTGCTTTATGACTGTTATGTGCTCTTCTTTAAAAGCTACGCCTTCAAACGTAGTATGCGTATTAAAATCTGTTGATCCGTTTTTAAATGTTTCTACGTTTATCTTCTTTGGTTCATACTGATTGTCAGTCCAAAATAACAAACCATCAATTATATTAATGCCTGTTATTAAATAACTTGAGCTAAAGTTTAAAATGCTATTTTTATCAACTAACACTGGAACTACAGCGTTATTTACTGTATCATATTCAGCTATAGCGCTAACGTTATCTGATTTTATAAACCAATAAATTTTATTGTTTTCTGTATCTGCGATACTACCGATACACTCTTGATTTGTAAGATTATTTATGTAATTTGATGACCATGCGACACCATCTTTATTTATTCTTCTTTCTTGATTACCAAGAACGTTTTGTACAGAGCCAACATTGGAACCTTCAGATGTTACTATTTCTATATTTTGCGCGTCTCTATAATAACCTTGTGGTACAAGTCTCTCATCGAGATCCTTGTTCATAGCACCTCCAACAAAATTCCTTTTTATCTCCATACTAATTAGTGTTTAATCTGTTTCGATTTGTTTCTCATTACTTGAGCTAACTCCTCAGACTTAAGGTTTGATAACCTTATTTTAGCATTTCTTAATGATGCATATCTTTCTTGTTTATATCTTCTTACCACATACTCTGGTATATTAACCTTTGATGATAATACAGCATAAGCAATATGTTTATACAAAGCTTCTTCAGCAAACTTATGTACTCTCATTTCACCATCAGTACCTAATGTATCTGATATATATTTTATTATTATAGTTTTACCTGACAAGCCAGATGAAAAGTGTATTCTGCCTTGATTTAAATCTATATAATAAGATCCATTATCTTGTGCAAACTCTGGTGTTATACCATATCTTCTACCCTCTTGAAACTTCCACTCAATATCAGTACTATCATCTTGATTTAAATTTGATTCGCTTGTTCCTGATTGACCGTCTTTAAAATTATTCCAAGTATCAGACGGTTGCTGTTCTAGTAGTGTGCCATCATTATCAAATATATAATCAAAGTTAGCATCTTGCAATAATGATTTAGGGTTTGATGTATATCTAACTGGATATAGTTTTAATTCTACACCTTGACCATCTGTATGAACTATGCTCGTGTAGTTAACATAATCATGAGGTAAAGGCACTATTAATGAAGGTGGTACTTCTAGTTCTTGTGATTTATGTGATTGTAATGTATCGTAACTAAACTCTGCTAAACCTCTTTTAGCATGAAACGCTACATCTGTTTTACTAACCTTGCTTATTAACTTACCCTCACCAACATAAGCTATTAAAAAGTTATTTATTATATCATTAAGAGCTATATACTGATATGTACCAAAATCTTCTGTAGCTTCTACTTGTCTAACTACAACATTAACACCAGCTGTTGGTGCTGTACCTAATGTTAGTTGAGCATTAGAATACGCATAATCGTCAACGTCAAGCTCAGCGCCATCTACAAAAACTCTTATGTCTGTCTTAGCTGCTGGTACCGTAGGAAAGAAAACGTTTGTTAACGTGTACACATGTGTGACATCTGCTACAGCTTCAAAGGTTTGACTTTGCTGATAATACTCTTCTTGTGTTTTGTTAAATAAGCCTGCCATTTATTATAATTTTTCGTTTTGTAAATTTTCAATATCTTCTTTATCAGAAGCTTGGTATATATCACCTGATTCCATAGATATACCTGCTAGTTCTAATATTTTGTTAACTAAGTTTCTTTGTTCTGATGCGTGTAATTCAAAGTTTGTAGAATTACTAGGATCATATAATGGCTCATTATTAACCATAACAAAACCCCATTTTACTGTACTAGGATTTTTAATGTAATTAACTGTAACGCCACTTTGTTTTACTTCATAATATGGTGAAGCTGTTGCGCCACCGTATACTAATATACCGTTTGCGTTTTTTACATAAACAGGTTGACTGTTTGTTGGTATTACAATATTACTTTGAACTAATTGTTTGAATTTTTTTATTGAAACTTTTTCACACTCTTTTTGTGATAATAAGACTGTAGATAATCTATATAGATCCGTGGGTAGTATTAGCTCATCTTTACCGTCACCTCCTACGTCAGTAACAGAAGTACCAAATACTTCAAATAAACTAATTTTTTCTTCTATGTTATCGATGCTATCGGCAAATCTAGTATCATTGCCTGGTCTTCTCATAAATTGATTAAGATCGTAGAAGTACTGCTCAAATATATCTGCTTGTGCAGCATTGGCAAACACGTTGTACTCTTGAGGTGTTACATAGCCTCTTTGCTCTTTGTTTGCTATTGCTAAAACTCTTTGATAAATTGTGTTTACATTAATTGCCATAAATTTCTTTTTATATAGTGTAGTCACCCAATAGAGTGACTACTCTATAAAGTGATTAATTATTTTAATCTTTTTTCTAAATTGCTATAAGCTTCTAAACCTTCGTCAGTTTTAAACCAAGCTGCTAACGCAGAATATGGATGCTCATCAAAAGGAACATTCATAAGTTTTCTATTTGTTTGTGCCCAGTTAAAAGTTCTGTTATCAGCTGATAACGATAATAAACCTAACTCAACACACTTAATACCGAAGTTTCTAAGCGTAACATTTTCATCATTAGCTAGTTCTAAAAATAATGCAGGGTTGTTTTTAGCTAACAATACAACATCTCTTTTTATTTCTTTTGATGTCATATTACTTACTGCGCTACCTTGCTCTACTCTTAGTATAGCTTCTGCTCTATCAATATCTAAACTCATTGCTGAATTTAATGCTTCTATTTCTGTTTCAATAGTAACCATATCTTCTTCAGCTTCTTTAACAGGATTAAACTCTTTGAATAATCTGTCTCTCTCTGGGTGATATAGTGATAAAAGCTTTTGTAATGTTTGTTTTTCTTTTGGAACGTTTAAAACGCCATCTTCAAAAGTTATGTGACCTAATCTAGCATCACCTTTAAATTCATCTACAAAAGGTGTTTTTTGATTAAGCGTATATTTTAATTCTCTTTCGTATCCTTTTTCTTCATCAAAGAAGTATATACCTCTTGATTTAATTGTATACGATAAAGGCGTCAAACCTTCTCTTAATAAATATACTCTGTCTTTTATTTCCCAAGAATCTTTTTTCTTAGGTTGTTCTTTTGCAGCAACTACAGGTTCTTCTACAGCTACCGCTTTTTTTGTTTGTTTTTTTGCCATGATATAATAAAATTAAATATTAAAAAAATAAAAGGGCTAGGCGCCGAAGCGCCTAACTCTTTTAAAAAGTATTAGTTAAGTAACATGAAGTTATTAGCTCCTTGTACTACTAAACATCTCTCAGATAGGAAGTTGATCTCCATAGCATCAAGATCAGATGTGATGTTTCCACCTACTGAACCTGTTACCCATGTTTTCATTCTTCTATCATCTACTTGAGATGCTCTATATCTAACATGTAAGAAAGGTCTTCTCATGCTTTGTCCGACTACTTCATCATAAACTGTTGAAGTACCAGCTGGGATTAATACCCCTCTGATATCGTTCTTAAATGCAGAGCCACCTCTTAAAGTAACGTCATTTAAGTATCTCCAGTCTGATTTGTAGAAGTCGTAAGATGCTCTTCTGAATCCAGAGAAACCTAAGTTTAACGCCATATCTTCAGAGTTGCTAAATACACCGTAAGATGTACCACCAGAACCATAAGAGTTCTGAGCTGCTAACATATCATCAATTGCTAATGATACCTCTCTGTTACAATATAACATGTATTCTTCGATTGCTCCTTGCTCATCAAACTTCTTAAGAATCTCGTCAAAAGATCCTAAGTCATCTACTGCGCTAGTTCCACCAACACCTGAAGTCGTGTGACCTCTGTCAGATATTGCTGCGAATAAACCTTCAGTACCGAATGAATTATCTGTACCGTTAATTTCAGTATCAGCTGTTGAAGTACCTGGTACACCTTTTTCTGACTCAATTAAAGCCATTTCAAGGTAATCAGAGAACCTTAATCTAGTTTCAGCTTCTGCTTTTAGATACCATAAGTATCCTGAAGTTCCATCTTCTGCACTAACTTCAACCCAACCGATTCTTGAAGTATCAGAACCAGAAATTTGGTAATGCTCTTTTAAGATGATTGGTTTGTTGTTAAATGTTTGGAACTGTGGTTCAATAGCGTCAGCGTTTGTACCTGCACCCATACCATTTTTACCTTTACCAAACTCAGAACCGTAAACAAATACTTTCCAGTTTGTGTACGTATTATCAGCACCAGCTGAAAGAGCTCCTGCGATATTTGCGTATTTATAAGGTTTGATTGTAATTGTAGTGTTAGCACCTGCTGTTGCACCTACAGCTGAAACCGCAGAAACGTAAGCTCTAAATACAAATGGGTTTGCTGCACCATCTGAAATAAGAACTGTGTTACCTGGTTTAATAGCTATATCAGTTGCGTTTGAAGATGATGTACCTGCTGCTGTTGTGATTTGTAAATCTTCACTAGATACGCCACCCACACTATAGGAGATATGTAATCTTCCTTGCTCTGTCCATACTACTTGATCTGAACTCATAGCTTCTTCAGCTCCGATAGCTGATAAGAAACCAGAAATAGTTCTCTTACCATATACCTCAGCTTCTTGCTCGATCAAATCAGGTAAATACTGCTGTGACCAATCGTTGCTACCGCCAGTAAAATCTAAGTAGTTTGTAGACAATGAGACTCTCTTTGGAGAAGGAACTGCATTTAAGTTCCCACCCGGATTAGTTGGAGTAATTGCTGCCATAATTTTTAAATTTTAATTGTTATTTTTTAAGTTTAAATTTAAAAGCATTAGAATCATCACCGCTTAACACCCTAACTTTCACACCACCAGCTTCTACTTCACCAAGACCTTGTCTAGGTTCTGTTGTTATGTTTTTAGCTTTTGCTATACTATCTTTGATAGCATCAGCTCTACCTTGCTGGTAAAAATGATTAGCTACAGCGTCAGCGTTCATTGCTGTAAACAAAGACTTGTGATAACCTTGTGGATCAGTTAACTGTTGTTTCTTGTCCATAAACTTAGAAACAAAGTTGTTAATATCACTTTGGTTTTCTTTTACTTGTGCTGCGTCTTTAACATTAAATCTAAAACGTTTATCACCGACGTTATATTCAAAACCTTTGAACTTATCGTTGAATAACTGATTTGTTTTAGACGTAAACGCTTGTCTTTGTTCTTGAGCAATTTTTTGTGTTTCTGTTTGCTCTTTGTTATATCTATTAAAGAAATCAATAGCCTTTTGTTGATCAGGTGTTAACTTAACACCAGCTTTAATCTCTTCATAGTATTTAGACTTTTGCCCGTCTAATTTGGCTCTAGCGTCGGCAACCTGCTCTTTAAACGCTAATTTCTTTCGCTTTATATCTTTAGGATCATCAACATCTTCATCGTATGTAAATGAGTCTTCCATCAAGAAATCAATTTCATCCGCATCAAGGTGCGGTTTAGTTTGTCTATAGTATTCTCTTAATAATGTTTTATCATCAAACTTACTATAGTCTTGATTTAATCTAACATAATCCTCAAGATCACCACCAGTATCTTCCATAAACTTCATCAGTTTTTGAATATTTTCTGGTAGCTCTTCACCAGTTTCTTCTGCCTTTTCAATCGCCTCTTCAACTGCTTCTTGTACTTCTTCTACCTTCTCTTCTACCTCTTCGTCAGTTACTTCTTCTACAACTGGTTGCTCACTTTCTTCAACAGCCTCTTCTTCTTTTGTTTCTTCAACAATCTCCTCTACAACAGGTTGCTCCTCTTGCTTCTCTTCTTTTGGCTGTTCTTCTACCTGCTCTTCTGCCGCAGGCTCTTCGCTTTGAGCTAGATTAACCTTTATAGGTTCTTCTGGCTCATTAAATTTTTTAAGACGAGGTTTTTTTACTTTGCCATCACCCTGTGGTGACTCAGCATTTTGCTCGTCAATTTTTACTTTATCTGCCATAATATAATATTATAAAATTAAACATATGTACTCTCGTACAATTTCTTATTTTCCCCAGTACGCTATAATTGTTCCACCAGCTATATCTATTTCGGTATATCTACCATAAATAGTTACACCAGCTGGAAAACTGTTACTCGCGTCTAATTCAACACCGCCAGATCCTTCAACTGTTGTTTCTGAACCAGCATTTAAATCACCAGCAGCATGATCCGTGTTAGCGTATGCATTTTCATCTTCTGCAACTAAACCACCAGCTGCATCAAATGTTGCTGCGGCTAATACAGTAAATCCAATAAACACGTGACCTGTAGGAGGTTTAATAGCGTCTCCACCATCTCCACCATCTGTACATACTGACCCCATTATTCTAGCTGTCCAATCGCTTGTTACTATTTGTCCCATTTTAGTATTATTTATTTGTTAAACATTAGGTCCGAACATGTCTAAGTCTATGCCTCCGCCTAATATATCATTACCTGTAGACTCAAACTTTTTAGGTCCAGTTCCTTCTTTTCTTTGTGATATTAATTGTGACTGTTGACTAGCTTGTATTCTAGTTCTTTCGTCTTTTCTATCTTCTTTTTCATTATCTCTACTTTTCATAGCTTCAACTTCCATTTGCTTCATCTGCATATTAATCTGAGCTTCAGCTTGCATTAACTGAAACTTAAGTTGCGCTTCAGTTTGTAGCTTTTGTATTTCGCCCTGTGTTTTAACTTGTGCAAGTTGTGCTTGTGTTTGAGCGGACATTTGTTCTTTTTGCATTTCAGCTTGTGCAGCTTGTTGTGCTGATTGAGCATTTGCTTGCGCTTGAACTTGTATATTTCTTTCAGCTGTAGCTTGATCTCTAGCCGTTTTCTTTTGTCTTCTTAATTTTAAAACTTGATTTGCTAGTTTTAAATTTTTAATTTGTCTAACGTCAATAGCATCTTCAAGTTCTATACTGTTAGACTGTAAAGCCATTTGTATATTATTTTCCAATAATTGTTTTTCTTCTTCATCTGGTGCTAACTCAATAAATATACCAAAGTCATATAAATACAGATCAGTAAGTTCTGCTAATGTAGCTACGTTATGAGCACCAACAGCTTGTATAAACGCGTCTCTTGTTGGTGAGTACTCTATAACATCTGATATTCTTAATGATAATGATTGAGCTAACTCAGTAGTTAAATATAAACCTGACTGTAGTATATGTCTTGTAGCTGTATTACTATTTGCTGCTGCCATCTTTTGTATACCAACTAAAGCGTTTTTATCTGGCGTACTACCATCTCTTGCTTCATTTAATCCAGTTACATCTCTTATCATTTGTAAATAATAATTATATGTTTGAATTAAACTTTGCATTTTAGCACCACCATTGCCACTAGCTATTTCTTGTATAGGCACTTTACCAGGGTTCATATCACCTTCTTGTGTTAGTGATCTACCAATGATACTACCAGTTTGGAAGAACATATTTAACGCCTCTTGTGGATTATAATTTGTACCGTTACCTAAATCAACTTCAGCTAAACCATCAGCGTCTAAGTAAACACCGTCAGGTACCATACGTGACATAACTTGTTGTATCTTTAAATGTGTTAGCTGTATCATATCAGCAAAACCTGTTATACGTCTTACTAAAGATTCTATTCTACCTTTGTACATACGTGGTGCTACTATGTTATAGTTCATTTTAACTTTAGTGTAATCACTCTTTGTACGTATTTGATTTTCAGCTAAATTCCACTTTAATAAGTTTTTAGTACCTACTATTAAAGCTCCTTCATATAACACCTCTATGGCTTTTGAAACTCTTTCAAAGTTACCATCATTAGGTGGATTAAACGTGTCATCTTTTTCAATAGCTTTTTCAGCGCCTGATCCTAATGTTTTGACTTTAAACACGTTGTTAGCGTATGTCTTATAATTAAAGTATAATACAGTAATAATGTTTTCATCTAAATTATTATCTTCGTATTTAGTACCATACCTTGTTGCTTGATATGCAGGTTGTGCTGGTTGTTGTTGTATTTCTTCAAGATCAGCGTCTGTTAAATCTGGAAATTGTTTTTTAAGCTCGTTTATAGTTACGTTCTTTGCTTCACCAACATAATATATATCTTCAAAGAAAGGTGAATCACTATATGAATAAACTAAGTTAGCAGGGTCAACATATTTTATTGTTGCACCTTCTGATGTATTAAATTCATTTTTAACAGCACCAATACCAATAACAGTTAAATCATGATAAACTCTTTTAAGTATATTATCATAGTTGTTACCATCCATTAAAACTTTTAATGCTTGTTCTTCTGCTATTTCTATTGACTGTTTGTAGTTAAGTTGCATGTGAACTTCAAGTTCTTCTGTATTTTCTGGTAAACTTTCAGGATCGTTTTGGTATATGTTAATACCAAATTTATTCATCACATCATCATTAAAGTCTTTTGATTGCATATCACCTACAATAGATTCCATGTAGGCTGTTCTTTCATTTACACCAGCTGGATCTTGTGAGTAAGCTTTTATGTCGTAAGCTCTTTCAGCAATACCATTTACTACTATATCTACAAACTTAGGTATTATAGGTACTGGCTTCCAGTCTAAATTAAGATAAGATAAATCACCATTAATAGATAATTCATCTTTATATTTTTGTATTGACTGCTCCCCTCGAGCGTATAGTCTAAGTTTATGAAACTCAGCTTGGTTGATATTGTATCTATTGTTGTTTTTATCTTTTCCAAACCATTCGCTTTCAATAGCTTTTGCTACTTTTAAACCATATTCATAGCTAGCTTTTTCTGCATCACTAACTACTTGACTAGGAAAATAACCTTTTTTAC